TCAGATAGATGTGATAACACTATTACCTCGTTACTTGAATATAGTGGGCAATCCCGTACTGAACACTTCAAGGATCAGATCGATTGTATTCGGTACTTGTTGATTAGTGGTGCAGATCACATAACAAATTCGAGCCTCCAATGCACCGGAGGTGGTGGGTATTAGATTGACTAGTCAAGGACAAAAGACTACATTTTACTACGCATGCACAATTCCTCAGACCCCGAACTTTTGTTCGTTTCCAAGGAACCCGACATAAATTATCTGCGGGATACTTACCGCGAGACACAGTCGAATCTTGGTGAATGGATAGATCGTAGACAACGCGACTACGATGTCCGTAATTGTATTTGGGCTGGAAAGTCTAATGATTTTAAGAAGCATTCCGCTGATAGTCAGACAGGCGAGGTATTCCCTTGGCCTGGTGCATCTGATCAAGAGATTAGATTAGTTGATAACCAGGTAAATAAGTGTGTGGCAATGTCGTTAAACGCGATTCGTCAAGCCCACCTAGTTGCAACTCCTGTAGAGTCCAATGATATCGCACGGGCAAATGTTATTTCTATGTTTGTTCGCTGGTTGGTTAACACCAAGATGGACGATTTTTATGAGCAAGTAGAACTCGGACTCAATCACTTCTTTGAAAAAGGAATGATGGTCCATTATGTGTACTACGAGCAACAAGACCTAAAGCAACAGCAGTCCATTAAACTAGATGAGATTGCTATGGCTCTTCCACAAATTGCAGAAGCTATTGGCGATGGCAGTATGGATGAAGAGTTATCTGCGGCTATGTCCGAGCAGTTCGATGTCTCAAAAACAAAGGCACGAGCAATGCTAAAAGAGTTGCGCAAGGAGGGAGAAACCACAGTCCCTGTCCTCCGTAAGGTGGTAAGTCGCCCACGCATCAAGGCACTTGCACCTGACGAGGATGTTTTTTGGCCGAACTATACCATCGATCCACAAGAAGCTCCCTATGTATTCCATGTGTTAAACATGACACCGGAGCAACTTCGATCAAAGATACACAACGAAGGTTGGGATGAAGAGTTTGTGGAGAAAGCAATCGAGTCTGCGAATGTAGGTGAGAACGATGTGTATACCCATAATCTTAGCTTACAGGACGAGGTACTTCGTGATGATGACGAAACTATTCGTATCGTATATTGCTACCAGCGTTTACTCGATGAAGACGATGTGCCTGGTATTTACTGTACTGTATTTTGTAACGAAGTAGCCGACCTCTATGCCAAGCATACCCTTATGGATTATGGTCATGGGGGATATCCTTTTATTGTAAGTACTTACGAAAAAACATCCAAACGGTTGTACTCTTCTCGATCAATTCCCGAAGTTGGCGAACCATTCCAACAGGTGATTAAGGTGGAGTACGATGCAAGTATTGATCGTCAAAGTTTAAGCACAGTCCCACCAATAGAACATCCTTTGGGGCGCGCCCCATCAAAGTGGGGGCCGGGGGTTCGTATTCCTTATCGTACTCCTGGAGAGATTCGTTTTGCGGATACCCCACGCTACGATGCTGGCTCCGTGGAAGTTCGTAGATTAGTACAGGAAATGTTTGATCGCTACATGGGTAACAACGCACCTGGTGTGGACCCTGTTGAGGGGCAAATCAAGCAACAACATTTCATTAATAAAGTACTTCACCATATGAAGTATGTAATGAATCAAGTCTATAGCCTGTACCAACAGTATGGACCAAATGAAGAATACTTTCGCGTTACAGGCGTACAGGATATGCAGAAGTACGCAAAGGGTAGGGCGGGTGAACGATTTGATTTTTATATGCAGTACGATGTGGCCACACAAGACCCTGAGCAAATGCTCGAACGGGTAAAGACGATTGGTCAAATCTCATCAACAATGGATAAGAATGGCGTGGTTGATACCGAAAAACTTTTATCCCTTGCAATCGGACAGATCATGCCCGGAGCGGCAGAGCAAATAGTCTTACCTAAGGAGACTGCGACACAGAAAGCAGTTGAGGAAGAGCGTCAAACTATAGCTGAACTAGCGGCGGGTGTACCACCAAATGTGCGTGAGAACGATGCACATGAAATGAAACTCCAAGTATTCCAATCATGGTTACAACAGCCCGACATCCAACAGAAAGCGCAACAAGACCCGGCACTACAAGAGCGTATTAAGACATATATGCAACAGCGCCAAATGCAGATTCAGCAAAAGCAGAACGCTACGATTGGAAGGCTCGGAGCCGCACCTACACAATTTGGTCAAACATCTAGTGCCGCATGAGCATAACCCATCGTGGAGAAAGATTCTCAGGATACAATAAACCTAAACGAACTCCTGGTAAGTCTAAAAAGTTTGCCGTACTCGCTAAGGAGAAAGATACGATTCGTCTTGTACGCTTTGGAGATCCAAACATGTCCATCAAGAAGAACATACCCGCACGGCGTAAATCCTTCCGAGCGCGACATAAGTGCGATGAAAAGAAGTCTAAACTAACCGCTGGCTATTGGTCCTGTAAGAAATGGTAATATGAGTTTATATAAAAACATACACGCAAAGCGTAAGCGGATTAAAGGTGGGAGTAAGGAACGCATGAGGAAGCCAAATACAAAAGGCGCACCAACAGCCAAGGCATTTAAGAAAGCCGCAAAGACAGCACGCAAGAAAAAGTGAGACGGAAAAAATACCACGAAGTAAATGCTCAAGAAGCAATTAACGCACTTACCTTCCTCAAGAAAGAACCACACTTTAAAAAGTATATCGAGGTACGCGAAGCAATGCGGGAGGAAACCATCCGCGAGCTACAGAATCGCAAGAATATCGAGAACCAAAATTTACACTTTCACTTCACAGGAAAACTCGAAGCAATCGATGAAGAGTTAGACAATTTCTATAACTTGTAATTGTTCATAGTATTCAAGCCCCTACGGTTATGGGTTAGCCGTGGGGGCTTTTTGTTGCCATTTGCTCTACAGGAAGCTATATTTTGCTACACTAGGCTACTAGCCTTGTTGACTTATGGAAATAGCAACCAAAGAGGTTATCTCGGAATCCTCTGAAAATTCCGTGGAAAATACAAATGCAAGTGAGGGCAACCTTTCGATGGCAGAATTTGCAGATCAGTTACTGAAAAGCAAGCAACCACAGGAAGAATTACCCGAACTTACCGAAGAGACGGATGAACCCGCTGAAGAAACTGCGGAGCCTACAGATGTCTTAGAGGAAAATTCACAGTCTGTCGAAGAGGAGCAAGTGGAAGAAGAGGAATCTTCGCCGCCCGCAGAACCTTCGGATGTTCTTTCAAAGTTTAATATCGACCTGGACAACTTATCCGAGGATGAGTCACGAGATCTCGCAAAGGCGCTGAACGCATCTGCCGTCAAGCGATTTGGAAGACTTACCGCTCAGAAGAAAGCACTACTCGCAGAGAATGCGGAACTGCAAGCTAAGGCCGAAGAAGCCCAGCAAGCACCCACTAGTGCCGAATTACCTGAGTTCCTCAAGGATAATGCCTTTCACAGTATCAATGATGCTCAGTCGCTACAAAAGGAAGTCGAGCAACTCACCACCCTCTTAGATTGGGTAGATGAGCATATCGACAACGAAGTGGAGTACGATGATAACGGCAACGAGTATGTGGTAAAGGATGGGGATAAAGCCTACACTAAGTCTGAATTGCGCCGCATAAAAGCAAGTGCAAATAAGACTCTGCGTAAGGATGCACCAGCCCGGCACAAATGGATACAGGAGCGTACACAATCGGATCAACAAGCAATGCAGACCTTCGAGTTTCTTGGGGACGAGCGTAGTGATAGTTACAAGCTATTCATGCAAGTAAAGGAATCTCCGATGTATAAGCCCTTAGTTAAATATCTTCCTAATTCCAATTTTGCTTTGGGCTTAATGGTGGAAGGATTAAACGCAGTAAAGGAAAGGCAAGGTCAGAAGGCTAAACCAGCCGCAAAACCGAAAGCCCCAATGGCAAGTACGGAAGCTGGTACATCTAGGCCCAAGACTCCACAGGCGAATAAAGCGAAAGCTCTGCAAGCGGCGAAGGCTAAATTCGA